GACTTTGGTGGTCTAAAAGTATGAAGTTAACACACGAACAAGCCGTTCATTGTGCAAATGTATTCTCAGACTACTTTGATAAGTTTGGTCGTATTGATGAATACATGCGTGAACAAAAACTCGCCTCTATGGCAGAGAGGTCACCTGTACTCTTTGGTATGGGACCTGAAGAAGACTTGTTCTCTGACTTTACAATGTCACCTGCGGATATGGAGTTTGAACTAATTGAATTACCACAAGAACGATGGGACACCTATTTGAATATGATTTCAAGTCATTCAAATATGACAAGTATACCTGGTCGTTGTTTACGATTGGCAGTACTTGAAAAGAAAACAAACAAGTGGGTTGGTTTCATTCGTCTCGGTTCTCCTGTTATCAATTGCAAACCTCGTAATGAAATGTTGGGTCGAGTATTCACACAACATGAAGGTGGTGCTCAACGATTCAATGCTTGTGCTGCGATGGGATTTGTTATCGTGCCTGCACAACCATTTGGTTTCAACTATCTTGGTGGTAAGTTACTGGCTGCAATCTGTACTACACATGAAGTTCGTAAAATGCTTGATGACAAGTATAAGATGAATACTTGTTTGTTTGAAACTACCAGTTTGTATGGTTCTTCTAAGGCAGTATCACAGTATGATGGTATGAAACCTTTGATTCGTTTTAAAGGTTTGACTGATAGTGACTTTTTGCCTATGTTGCATGGTAAAACATATACTGACCTGAAAGATTACATTGAAGATATCATCGGAGAAGATTTGGCGCCACAAGATGCATCCAGTCGCAAACTAAAGATATCCAATACAATGGTCAATATGATTAAAGTTGGTCTTAAAGGAACAACAGATGCTGCCAAGTTTACTGCAACCATTGAGAACGCTAAGAATCTGAATGAACAGAAGCGATATTTCATCTCAGACTATGGATTTAAGAACATGGTAGATTTTGTCAATGGCAATGCAGAGAAGTTAATTCCTGGTGAAAACTATGAGAAACATCATCTGGCCAATATCATTGAATGGTGGCGTAAGAAAGCAATGAATCGTTTTGATACATTGAATACAGAAGGTCGCATTAGGAATGAACAAGAAGTCTGGACTAGTGGAAAAGTACTTGACATAATACGGTAGTTGTGATAGTATAAATACTCCAATAAACAACGGAGTATTAATAATGACGCCAGCAGATTTAAAGAAAGAAGCAGGAAAAGGTCCTTACAAAGGAATACCCAGAACTCAAATCTTTAAACGAAAAATAAATGATAAAAAACCATTTACTTTAAATAGTGGCCAAAAAGTAAATGGAACAAATTGGGATGAAAAGACACTTACCCTTTTTGTCGGTACTCGTAAAATTTCACTAAAAGAAATTAAAAAGGATCCTGATTTTGGAGGTGGTGGTTCTGGTGCGGGTGCAGATGTTACTGCTATTGTTGAATGTGGCCAAGCACTTGTTTGCTCATTGGTTTATAATGTATTAAAAAGAAACATTGAATGGAAAGATTTGACATTTGAAGACCTTCAAACTGCAATGAAATATTGTTACTTATCCGATAATTTGGATACTATACTTGAGCGTTCACCACCTGAATGGGTTCAATCATACGTTAAATCTGCAAATATTTTATATAAAAATTATAAGATGAGTGGATCACCTGTATACTTTCATAGAGGATCAAAATTTATGAATGAGGTATATGCAAGTAAAAAGATTGTATATGATGCAGATAAAAAATCTAAAAACCCACAAGCACCAGGTTCATTTTCTGATGATAAATGGAATCCAGGTGATATTTGGATGACAACACTAAAAACTGTTCCAAAAATTAATAGTGAATCTTGGTCAGCATTAAATAAAGATATCTATGATTTAGCACGTGCTAAGAAGTTGGTTGGTGTTTCTTTAAAGAAAGTCGGTGGATCTGCTCACATTGAAGAATATAATGCATTAAGTGTAAAAGAAACTAAAGATTATCGTTATGGTGGTTTTCGTGTTACTTCTGCAACTGAACGTGGTCCTTTTCCACCATTCTTCAATTCAATTGACCTCTATATGACAGTTGGAGAAAAAGAAATTCAATTTCGTGCCACATCAGGTGAAGCAAGTTGGCAAGGTGAAATTAAAGGTGCAACTGCCGCAGGTGGTAAAATTGGTGGTGGTAACGTAAACTTCTACCTTAAAAAATATACAGGCGAAGGTGTATTTGACCGTGAAGAAAAAGAAGTAATCACCTTTACTAAATCAAAAGATTTTTTTAAGGAGTTTTATCGACTCTATAAAAAACATTTTGATGGTAAAACACTATCGTATGATGATTTTGTTATTAATGCAAATTTAAAACAAAAAGAATCGGCTGGTTATTTGTTCTCTAAATACATCAACATGAAATTCATTGACATATTTTTAAGTGCGAATGTTCAAACTAGAAATAAAATTGCTACAGACTTTTTAAGATATGCCGCTTCAAATACAGACCAAAGTTCCTTTTTTGTAAAAATATCCTAATATGAAATTCACACAATATTTAATCGAAGCAAAAAAAGAAGGCGCAAATCTTCACCTAGAACACCTTGAAGATGAAATTCTCAATCGTGGTGTGCAAGGTGGTCGTGATGCAATTAATTTCTTACAGGCATTGAGAGACATGCTTGCTGGCCACTCACAATCAAAAGTAAACACCACAACAAAGTGGGATGGTTCACCTGCAATCTTTTGCGGTATTAATCCAGACAATGGTAAATTCTTTGTTGGCACAAAAGGTGTCTTTAATGCAAATGCAAAGTTGAATTATACTGATGCAGACATTGATAAGAACCATCCAGGTGAAGGACTTAATGCAAAACTAAAAGTCGCATTACGTTATCTTCCAAAACTTGGCATCAAAGGTGTTCTGCAAGGTGATATGATGTTTGCAAAGGGTGACCTATCAGAGAAAACACTTGATGGTGAAAGTTATATTACATTTCAACCAAACACATTAATCTATGCTGTGCCATCTGATTCTAAACTTGCGAAGACGATGCAGGCTGCACAAATGGGTGTAGTGTTTCATACTTCATACACAGGCAAAACATTTGCAGATATGAAGGCATCATTCAATATTGACATTAAGAATTTAACACCAACTAAAGATGTTTGGTTCCGTGATGCATATTTCACCGATGCATCTGGTACTGCATCATTCACAGAAGACGAAACAAAACAAATAACTTCTATTCTGTCCACTATCGGTGCAACATTCAAACAAACAAACACCATGTCTATTGGTAGAATTTCTGGTAACGATACAATCAGAGAATACATTAAAACATTTAATAACACCAAAGTTCGTGAAGGCCAAAAGATTACAAATACTGCCGCACACACAAGAGAATTATTGAAGTGGGTTGAGACTAAATTGAATGATAATATTATTAGTGCGAAGATGGAGAAGACAAAGAGAGAAAAGACAATGATTAAGAATGAAATCATGCGTACTCTCCGTGGTGCTGCAAATGATTTGAAGAACATATTTGATATACAAAATGGCATGGTAGATGCCAAGAGTATGGTCATTAAGAAACTACAACAGATGAAACAAGTTACAAGTACATTCGTACAAACAGAAGATGGTTTCAAAGTGACAAATCCCGAAGGTTTTGTTGCAGTTGATAAGTTATCAGGTAATGCAGTTAAGTTGGTAGATAGACTTGAGTTTAGTCACCTGAACTTTACTGCACAGAAAAACTGGAGTAAGTGATGGCATATGATATAAATAAAATTCTAGCTGAGTATGGTGATAACGATTTCGGATTCTCTGCCGTATCAGAAGAAGAATACAATGCAGTTATTGCCGAAAAAGATGAGACAGTAGAAGAATACAAGGCCAGATTGGCACAGGTAGAGAAGTTAATTATGCCATTTCTATCAAATCTTTTAAAGACTGCTGACAAACCTTACATTAATTGGCCAAATCGTAAACCAATTCTTGAAGCACAGATTCAAAAGATTCTCACCTTGACCAGAGGATAAAATGTCAAATGCAGTAATTAGAGTAGTATCAAATAGAAAGATACTAAAAGAAGCCGCATATGCAGGCAACATTGGTATCATGGAATTGATTAAGTTCAAAAGTAAAGCAACACCTGAACAAAAGAAAAAGTTTGATGACCATGTTAAGAACAAGAAACATAAAGATGCATGGAAGTTGGTACAAGATGTAACTGGCGTGAAACTACATAAGAGTGTGACAGAAGAAAAGAAGATTCCTAAGGCTGAGATACTTCCAATTTCGGGTGCAGGCGAAGACGCTACAGATACGTTAGTGAATAATTATAAGAATGATACACCGGGTCAAGGTCTGAAATCATTTAAGGATTATAAAAGTAAAAAATAATTATTGGAGTTATTATGAAAGATATAGTGATTGGTTTTATTACAGGTTACAGTTTTGACAAAATTGAACCGTGGGTTAATTCATTAGACAGGTCTGGCTTCGAAGGAACGAAGGCCATGATTTGTTACGATATCAGTTATGATGTTGCAGATGAGTTGACAAACAGAGGATATACAATCTTTGCCTTTAAGAGAAACGATAAAGAAAATCGTTTTGAATACAAGGAAGATTTCTCAATTATGGTCGAAAGGTTTTTACACCTTTGGTACCTACTCAAACAATTCAAAGGTCAATATCGTTACATCATTACTACAGATGTAAAAGATGTTGTATTTCAATCAAACCCATCTACTTGGTTAGAAAAAAATATTGGCAACAAGAAGATTAATGCTGCTTGCGAGTCCATGTATTATAAAGATGAAGATTGGGGCACACACAATTTAATGAAGTCTTTTGGTCCATTGATACATGATGCATACAAAGACAATCTAATTTTTAATGCAGGTGTTATCTCTGGTGAGTTTGATACAATGATTGATGTGTTTCTAAACATCTATATGTTATGCCAAGGCACTTCACATCATATTGAAGGTGGTGGTGGACCTGACCAAGCGGCATGGAACATTCTTCTAGGTATGAAAACATACCATGATGTTGCAAGAAAAACAATGTCAGAAGAAGGATGGGCTGCACAACTAGGTACAACTGGTCCACAAATTGCAGGTAAATATGGTAGCAAACTAGTTGACAAATCACCAATTTTAGTAGATAATACAGTATGCACAAGTGATGGTACACCTTTTGCGATTGTACATCAATATGATAGAGTGCCTGGATGGAAAGAATTGATTGAGAAAAAATATGCGTAATGTGATATTCGTGCCAGTTGGCATCCCACTTAGTTACCATGACGCCTATGATAAAGACAATCATTGGCGACTAACTAAACCCACTCGTAACTATGAAGTTATTGCTTATAACTATAATGACTTTCAACCTGAAACTGGAACCTATGATACGGTTGTTCGTGACAAAGGTTTCAAGTGGGACTTGGCCAAACATTTTATGGAAACATTTGACTACAGAGATTTCAATTACATTGGTTTTTGGGACGATGACCTTGTAACAGATATTCAAAGTGTGAATCGTGCATTAGAGATTGCACAGAAACAAGATATGAAGTTGTTTCAAATGTCAACGATTGCAGGTTCAGCATCTTCACATGCAGTTCTACATCAAAATAAAGACTGGTCATGGAGTAAAACAAACTTCATTGAAGGTATGGCACCTTGGTTTCATTCATCAATGATTCCAACTTTACTAGAATTCTGGAAGTATCATCATGTGTTTAGTGGTTGGGGTTTTGATATGATATTCAGTACCATATTAAAAGAACAGGCTGGTGTCATACATGAAGTTTCAATGTATCATCCAGACAGAGAAAGCAATTACGATAAAACGGCTGCGTTTAATGAAATGAATACCATATTGAGTGATGCATTTCCTAAATTTATGGCTGATAAGTATGGTGAGTATGCAAATATGAATATTGATTGGAGTGGTGCTCAAGGCCACGAAAAAGTTTATGAGTTCTCAATAAAGGTATAATGATGGAAATAATTAATGCTAATGCGATAATGAAAAAGAAAAAAACAATTCCTGAAGACAAGGTACAGGGTCGCAGTTACACCAGCAACGCAACTAAGTTGTTGAAACACATGGACAGACTACAAATCATTCAAGATGGTGGTAGACCAAAGCCTGTGATGTTTCACATGTCACCTGCAAACCCATGTAATCTAACTTGTTCATTCTGTTGCTTCGCCAATCGTGCAATGAGTGAGATGTTAACACTAGACCAAATGAAATCTGCAATTGACCAATTCGCAGACCTTGGTGTTCTAGGTATGGAGTTTACAGGCGGTGGTGAACCAACATTACATCCACAGTTAGACAAGGCAATTGAACATGCACATAGTCGTGGACTGAAAATCGGTATCTGTACGAATGGTTCTCGTTTGAAGAAAGTTAAGAACTGGCACATGTTATCATGGGTTCGCCTTGGCATGTATTCGTGGGATGAAAAGAAACCATATGAGTATCACCTAGAAGTGTTTGAAGGTTTAGATATTGAAATCTCGGCCGCATATGTTTGGGATGGTGCGACAGAAACTTCCACCAATCCAAATATTACTGGTGACTGGTCTGATACAAAGGCCAAGAAACTTGCATCAAATTCATACAAAGAAGAAAACTTTATGAAGATGTTGGCATGGGTTGAAGAAAAGAAAATCCCATGTCGTATTGCCTTCAACGCAATTAAATCCGTTGAAGAAGTACAAAAAGATATTCTTAGAATTGGTGAGTTAATTGCTGTGCATGAAGAAAAGAATGGAAAGTTAAAATATGCTTTCTTATCCGACTTTAACTTCAAAGGTACAAGACGAAACGATAACTGTTACATGCACATGGTCAAACCTTGTGTGTTTACAGATGGTAATGTGTATGTTTGTCCTTCTGCTGAATTGGCACCAGAGAACAACTATCAAGTAAATGATGAATTTAAGATTTGTGATATCGAAGGTATCACCGCATTTTATGAATCACAAGTTGGTGGTGCAGGCGTAAGTCGTAGACACCATGCTTGTTCATTCTGCAAGTATGCATATCAAAATGAATTAATTGATGATGTGGTAACGGAGACAAGACATAATGAATTCGCTTAAAAATGTATTTGATGAAAAGTATTTTGAAGATGGTGTTCGCCATCGTGTAAGTGCTTATGAAAACTATCGTTGGATGCCTGAACGAACAATTCGTGAGGCATCTTCAATTATTAACAATATCAAATTTGATACAGTATTGGATTATGGTTGTGCCAAAGGTTTCATGGTACATGCCTTGAGACTTTTAGGTAAAGAAGCATATGGTGCCGATGTATCAGAATATGCTGTTGAGAATTGTCACCCAAAAGTTAAAGAGTACCTACAAGTAATTGAAACTACTGAACAACTGAGTGGTGGCTGGGACCTAATCATCGCAAAGGACGTACTGGAGCACATACCTAAAGATTTAATTCCGTCTGTACTATCTGAGTTAAGACGTAGGTGTAAAACTCTATTTGTTGCTGTTCCTTTAGGTGACGGCAAAAGATACCGAATTCGTGAATATGAAATGGATGTTACCCATGTTGTGAGAGAACCTGAAGAATGGTGGTTAACAGCTATTGTTGATGCGGGTTTCAAAATCAAATATTTCGATTATGAATTTGGTCATCTAAAAGAAAATTGGACAGGAAATCATCCTCATGGTAACGCATTTATAGTAGCCGAATAATGGATCACTTTTATAAAGATGTAGCCGGACATTTTAATTATGAAGGTGTATATGAAGACACAATTGCTTATACACCACCAAACTCGCCTGAAAAGTATGTTGAGATTGGTGCATGGAAAGGTAAATCAATTTGTTATGCCGCCGTTGCAATTATCAATTCTGGCAAAAATATCACAATAGATTCTGTTGATACATGGGAAGGTTCACCAGGCGAACCAGTTCTTATGCAAGACGAATCAATTAAAAACAATACACTTTATGATGAGTTCATAAAGAATATAGAACCAGTTAAACATATTGTTACTC